GAAATCAGCTCAGGCGATGTAGGGCCAGATTTGATGCTTTTGGTTGGTGACTCAACCTTCTTGATTCTGCTCATGTCTTTCATCAGTCTTCCTCGGTTTCTTCAGTTTTTTTCTTCACAGCGGACTTTTTAGCCGCTTTTTTGATAATAGGCTCTTCTTCGATAATAAGCTCTTCTTGAACCTCTTCAGCGATCACTGCTTCAACTGCTGGCTCTTCAATTACAGGCGGCTCTTCCCCAGCAATTCTTGCTAGTTTTGCAGCAATCCGAGCATCGCTTTTTCTTTTCTTCTCAGCGGCATCTTCAGCTTTCTTCTCTGCCAAAGCGATTTCCACTTGCCTAGCAAGCTTTTTGCTTTCGCGCAGATCTTCGATTCGCTGTCGCACATAACTTGTTGATGAAATTAAATTAGCCATTATCGGCCTCCCATGTTTTTGTTTTGCATGTCTAGGAGCTTCAGCTCCGCTTGCTGCTCTAGGCGACGAAGTGCCACATCAAGCTTATCGTCCGCAACTTCCTTCTGGATGCCAAGGCGCTGCTTGGCAATCTCTGTTTCCAGCAGCTTCTCTTCAGCACGTTGTTGCTGCTTGGCCTCAAACTGTTCGTTTTCAGAATCAATGGCCTTTTCTTTCAGCATAAGCTCTTGCTGTCTAATCTGAACCAGAGGATCTGTCTCGTCGCCCTGACCAATCGACTCAAGCAGCTCTTGCGTCAATTGAGCCAACACTGGCGATGATATCTGCTCGATTTGCATCTGAATCTGGCTTTGCATCTGTTGGAGCTGCTGGGGGGGCACCTGTCCTGACTGCTGCGCGGCCTGCATTTCTTGCATCTGTTGGTTCAGCTCTGGAGGTATCTGGTCTTGAACCATCTGACCAGCCATGAACTGCAAGTGCTGCATCATGTGCCCAATGACCATGCCCTGAAGCGGCGGGTTCTCCTTAACCACGTCGGTCAAAAACAACGATCTGTGAGCATCTATGTGAGCCTGATGGTTCTGTGGCTCAAAAGCTTGCGCCGGTTGCCCCATCAAGAAGCCACTATTTTCTATGCCTGCATCAACCGGCATTGGCTGTGGTGGCGGGGCTGGCGGCTGTATGAGGCTGTCCACATCATCAACGCCGAGAGCCGAGTACATGCGCCTGTACGCCTCATAGATGCCCTGTGGCCCGTGTAGCTCAGGGTTAGATTGCACCATCGTTAGCAGCTCTTGAGCCATTGTGATGCGCTGTGATTGGCTGAAGATATTGGGATCTGATACAGGGATGACATCAACTCGGCCATCAAAATCCTGACCCATAATTTCTTGTGGGCCATTGCGCGAGACATACGGATAGCTGGGTGGCAGATACTCGGCAAATACTTTAGCAAGAAGCTGAAATTCCAGCTTCTGGCTGTAGTGCAGGCGTTTGTGTATCGCGCTCATGACCTTGGTGCCACGCTCCAGCAGAGCCACTGTGGTGCCCACTGGCATGGCTTGGTTCATGTCGCCGACGTTCATGTCAGCTATCGACGCAAACCGCTTACCAGACTCTACAAGCAGCCCTAAGAGCTGCATAAGCACGTTACTTGGCTCTTTGATTGGCAGCGGTATCAAGTTCTCGCGCAGGGACGCGCCTGTGGTGTCGATGTCTCGGAACTCACCGGGCTGTAGTGGGCTGTCCTCGTCACGAATACGCATCCCGCGAGCTTTGAAGCCTGCTGGCAGGTTGGCCAAGGTGCCTGCATCAATAAGCTGGCGCAGGATCGACGTGGCCGACTTGGAAATGCCACCAATCATGTGGCTAAGCCCTAGACCATAAAAACCGAGTCCGGGCAAAAACTTGTACTGCACGAAGAAGTTAATCTTGGCTTTGCGCGGGTCAGTTTCTATGTAGTTGCGCCTAATCGACAAAACCTTCTGGCTTTGCTCGTCTATCGTGACGATATACGGCAGTTTCAAGCCTGTAGGCTCGCCATCTTCCCCTACATCCTCAAAGCCGGGGATGTCCAGAATCGTGTGCGTCTCGAAGACAACGTGATCACGATCCTCTTGATACGAAGGCTCCATGCCCTCGATCTCATCAATCTGCTCCTCGATGTCGCTGCGGTTGACGGTCATTGAACCGCCCTTCAACTCGACATCGGCATAGAAACCGCTGAGCTGCTGCTTTTTGATCTCGTTACGGCTCATGTTAAGAACGTGCGTTACACGCTCCGCCGAAAACAGATCAGGCGCTTCGTAGGGCACGATAAGGTCTTGAGGCTCAATGAACTTGCTCATTGCACGGCTTGTGCCGGTGTCAAAGTACACTTTCTTAAACGCCGAGCCTGCGAGCGGGAGATAAAACAAAAGCATATCCAACTCTGGGTCGTACTCTTCCATGATGTTCATGATGTAGTAATTCATGAAGTCTTGAACGCGACCAGCCTGCATTTCGACTTCTGGGCTGCGTACACCCACGATCTCAGTCTTAACTGGCCCTTTGGCTGGCAGTAGCTCTTTGTAAGCCTGAGCCTGAAACTGAGTGACCGATTCCGCCAAGATTGGATGGATAACACCCGAAGACCCCTCAAAGGGCTGGCTGCGAGACTCATCGAACTTCATGCCGAGATACTTCAAACCATCGGTGTAGGTCTTTTCCCACTCAGACCGACTTTCCTTATCGCTTTTGATTGAGCTGATCACATCGCTTGCAAGCTTGGATAAATCACTGTCTGAGATGAAATCAACCAAGTTAGCGTTGAAGTCGGTGGCTATCTGCTCTTCAACAGCGTCGATCTCGTCATCGACCAAGATTTCTTCTTCACGCACCAATATCTCGGCTGCGTTGCGGATCTCGTCGTTGCGAGTCATCTCAGGCTCGATCTCCATCGCGCTGCCCATCGGCATCACATCAGGATCGTTCTCGGTGCCTAAGCCTTTTTTCTCAATAGCCATCAGTAATATACCTGCCTGTCACGCCTCAAAAACTCAGCCTCTTCAGGGTAATCGCCTTGCAAGCTCAAGAAGCCACCCTGACGAAAGCGCATCAGCGCCATCGTCGCCGAGTCACAGTAGTCATCATTGTCACCAAATGGGAAGCTTGCCATCTCTTCAATAACCTCTTCAGCAAAGCTTTCGTCTGGTGCCCACACCATGCCGCTTTCAAAAATGGGGGCGACACTGTTCATTCTTGCGATCTTATCTTGACCTCTTGACGGTGTATAGGCTGTCACAGGGATACCCATGCGCCGAAGCTCTTGAGTCAAGGGTGTTCCGCTGGCCTTTGCCTCGATCAAAACGCAGTCTGGCTCCCAATACTTGTACTCCTCGTAAGCCAGCCTTTTCAGCTCGGGGAAGTCCAATCTCACGCGCTTTGCGTCCAGCAGAATCAACGCTTGAGTGTCCTGATCTGGCGATTGAAATATCGCCCATGTCGTGATGGCAGAGTAGTCAGCGGTTTCTTTCTTGCTGAAAGCGGTATCGTAGCTCTGAATCACATAGTCGTAAGCAGGCACCCACTCGTTTTCCCACTTACGCCACCATTCGCGCTTCACGATAGAGCCAGTTTCAGCCGTCGGGTTTTGCATCCACTGGCTATTCCACTTGCTGATTGGCAGTGAGGCTTTGACAGAAAGCAGCTCTTCTTTCTTCCAAAACTCTGGCCAAAGCGGAGTATCAGATTCAGGCATGATGGCTGGAAACTCGACAACGTCCCATTGATCGGCGTGATCGTCACCTTGTTTTTTGAGCACCTTGCCGACGAGATCTTTAGTGCTCCAGCGCGTCATCACGATGATGATTATGCCGCCCGGCTGTAGACGCTGACGAGGGCCAGAGGTATACCACTCGTAAGCCGACTCCATCGCAGTGGGCGACATCGCATCTTGCTCTGAATGCGGATCGTCAATGATTAAAAGGTCAGCGCCGCGACCCGTGATAGCGCCGCCAACGCCTGCGTAGAACGATTCACCTTCTTGGTTTGTTGTCCAACGGCCAGCAGACTTGTTGTCCGCCTGCAATTGCAGGTCTGGGAACACCTGAGAATAATCATCCGAGTCGATGATATTTCTGACCTTTCTACCGAATCTGACCGCCAGCTCAGCCGTGTGCGTGGTTTGAATGATCTTGAGATCACCCTTGCGTCCCATCATCCAAGCAGGAAAGTAAGTACTCGCAAACTCAGATTTAGAGTGTCTAGGTGGCAGGCAGACGATCAGGCGCTTCAGCTTGCCCTGAGCGATTTTGTTAAACTTGTCGCCAATGATTTTGTGATGACGGCCCAAGATGCACTCAGGCCACATATGCTTTACGAACTCGATAAAGTCGTTCTGGCACTTGTCCTGCTTTTCCATCTGGTCATAGCGTGACAACAGCGCCAAGGCTTCGTTTTGATCCTGCTCACTGAGGATCTCAAAGTCCTTGAGAGAAAGCTCAGACATTTTCCCAAGCTTCTCCTTGGAAAAGCAGCGCCTCTGCTTCGCGCCTTCGGATCAAACCGTCTAGCACTTTGCCGCCAGCCTTATTCCATCGACGAATCTGGTGTGGCACGTCCGCCATGTCACCCTCATTCAAACGCTTGAGTAGCGTGGAGGATTTTAGGTTGGTTGGGCCAAGGTTGTATGTCCAAGCAACTAGCGCGTCAAACTGACTTTGCGTCAGCTCTGCATCAACCAGCTCGTTGACGTAACCCTCGAACTCCTGCAAATCATCGACAAGCATTTCGTCGGCTTGAGCTTGTGTGCAGGTGTCGCCTTCGCTGATGCCTCTTGTGTGTCCGTAACCAATCGTCCAGACGTTAGCAGAGCACTGATAAGCATCCAGCTCACAGCCCTCAAACTTCTTAATCAGGGCTATTCCTTCCTCGCTCGTCACTCTCATCATCAAGTTCCTCGTCCAAATTTTTGTAGTATTGTACAATACTGAGCACTTGGCGTATGTATCTTTTAACCTCTGCCATGTTCGCAGAAAGGTTCTCATAGCCTTTGGTCGATAAGCCATAGTAAGCGTTTGTCGGAGCGTTACCTTCGTTAAGATCGTCAAGATATTCCTGCATGGTCTCAGGCGTGAGAACCTTCCAATCCACGGGTAACGTAGAGATCGCGTTTGGCAGGGGCGGGTGATAGACAGCGGCTGGCTGCGTGACGGTAACCACCTCAACCTTTTGGGTTTCAGGGACGTATGGCTCTCGACCTATTAAGCCGCAACCACTAAGAAGCAGGATCGGTAATAGCTTCCAGATCACTCAGAACCCCCTTCGTGCCACGGTTGATGATGTTTTCGATCAGACCCGGTTTGCGCAGCGACAGCACATTCATATCGTGCTTTGCGAACTTTTTTCTGATCGACTCCACCTCTTGCTGAGCCTGTGCGTTAGCAGCCTGAAGGTCATTTACTCGATCCAATATGCGCTGCTGGCGCTCTTCCGCCTCAGTGAGTTGGTTGTTCAAGTTGGATATTCTGTTTTCTAGGACTAATTCGTTTTCGGCGGCAACGCGAAGCTTGGTAGCCATTGCCTCTTTCTCCGCCTCAGTCTTGTCCGCATACATCTTGAAAGCTCCGCCTGTGAGAACCAAGGCCACGCCCAGAACACCAGCTATCTGCCACATGCTATTTCCTATTTGACCATGCCTGTGCGCCAAAAAACGCAGCTAAGATACCTGCAACACTCACAAAATAAACTGCTGCCATATCGCCCAAGATGCTGGCGGCTTGATTCATCCCAAAGAACTCACTGACAACCACAAGGCTTGGGTAGAGCAACATTCCCCATAGCGCAAACCAACTCATGGCACGTTGAGCATCTGCTCGTTCATGCTGTAGCCGCAGTTCCTGCAACTCCTTGCTCGTCTGTAACTCTTCATCAGTGACGATGCCATCACCATCTGCATCGTATTCGGCGTAATCACTACCGTCTTCTAATTTCTTTGCTGCCATATCAGTCCCAGAACTTCGCATTAGGGTTTGCATACTTAGGTACACAGTACGCCGTCACGTTTTGCTGTGATGATATTCGATTGTTTTGCACCATTTTGTACTGACCAGACTCGATCATGTGGGCAAAGAAGTTACAGCGATCAATTGTGCGAAAGAAAAACCGCTCTTCGATTGGCGCGTTATCGACCACAACAACAAGCAAGAACGCCATAATCATCCGAATGCCTTGATGATCAACATAAAAACAAGAATCGCCAAGCCACCTCCAACAATCAAAGTCGTGCCGCCAACAAGTAGTTGTTGGATCAGTATTTGTCTTTCCCGTTTTCTTTTTGCCACGAGCTTTGCGTGTGCCCTCCTGTCCTGTTCCTGTTGCCTAATAGCACGGTCATAATCCTCTAACAGCTTGGGATCTGCGACAAGGAGCAAATCCCTCAGATCCTTTTGGTATCGCTCTTGGCTCCTGCGAAGCATTTGCAGCTTGAGGATGTCATTCTTTGATAGCGCATTGAAAGTCGCACTTTTGCGT